CTGCTGAGCAATAACCGTCGCGGCCGTTCCGGTACCGCGACCAACACCGAAGCAAGGAGGAGCACATCCATGTCCGAAACAAAGACCCACAGCGCCGCAGCGGAATGGCTGCTGCGCAACGGCCTGAGCCTCAACCGCGACAAAGCGATCGAGGCCTGCACCGCACACCTGATCGACAGCCTCGAGGTCAGTGAGTCCACCGCCAGCGTGGCCGCGCTGCAGGCGCTGGCGGATATCGAATGCGCCGGCCAGGAGGCCTGGATCGACGTCGATGCATCCACGGCCTACGTGGTCGTGATCCGCCGGCCGAACGGCCGCTCGATCGCCTGCACGGTGAAGGACCTGATCCGCGTGCACGCGCTCGGATCGAAATCCCATCAGACCACCCACTGACGCACCCCGGTGCGTACCGATAACGGCGGGCGGCTATGAATCCGCAGCTTCACAGCGATATCCGGGAACGACTCCTCAAGGACTACGGGTTCCGGGAGCACGGCCGCTACCTGCAGAAGGGGCGCTGCCCGGACTGCGACAAGCGCGAGCTGTTTGTGAACGCCGAGGCGCCGTGGATGCTCAAGTGCGGCCGCGAGAACCGTTGCGGCTCGCAATTCCACGTCAAGGACATCTTCCCCGAGCTGTTCGAGAACTGGAGCGATCGCTACGGCCGGCCCGATAGCGCGGCCGCGAAGGCCGAGCCCGCCAGCCAGACGCCCGTGGCGGATGCCTACCTGCGCTATGGCCGCGGCTTCGACCTGCGGCTGATTGCGGGCTGGTACAGCCAGGAGACGTTCTACGACCCGAGGATCGAGGCGGCGAGCGCGACCGTGCGAGTGCCGCTAGCCAACGGCCACTGGGAGCGCCTCATCGACCGGCCCGAGCGCTTCGGCAAGCAGAAGGCGCGGATCAAGTCCGGTACCGAGTACGGCGGGCAGTGGTGGCAGCCGCCGTCGATGACGCTCACCGAGCACGACGAGATCTGGATCGTCGAGGGCATCTTTGACGCGATCGCGCTGCTGCACGTCGGCCTCGCCGCGGTCTCCGCGATCTCGTGCAACAACTACCCGGGCGACGCGCTCGCCGGCCTGGCCGAGCAGTGCCGGGCCTCGGACAAGGCGCGCCCGACGCTGGTCTGGGCGCTCGACAGCGACAAGGCCGGCCGGACCTACACGATCAAGCACGCACGCCGCGCCCGTGCCGAGGGCTGGGAGTGCCGGGCGGCGCAGGTGCCCGAGGTCCGCGGCGGCAAGCGCGACTGGAACGATGCGCTGCAGCGCGGCGAGCTCACCGACGAGGACCTCGAGGAGTACCGCTACCACGGCGCGCTGCTGATCGCGCAGAACGCGGCCGAGAAGGCGCTGCTGATGTACCAGCGGCGCGAGCGCCGCGAGTTCCCGTTCGAGTTCAGCCGGCGGGCCTTCTGGTTCAAGCTCGACATGGACAAATATGAGCGCGCCGTGAAGGAGATCGACGCGGACGACGGCGAGCAGCTCTCGCCCGAGCAGCGCGAGCAGGCGCTGCGCCAGGCGGGCGTGGTCACGGAGATCGCCTCCTGCTGGCCGCGGGCGCTGTACTACCAGGCCAACGCGATCACAGACGAGGCCTGGTACTACTACCGGGTCGACTTCCCGCACGACGGCCAACCGGTTCAGGACACCTTCACCTCCGGACAGCTCACGAGCGCGGCCGAGTTCAAGAAGCGGCTGATGCACATCGCCCCGGGCGCGCTGTGGGAAGGCACCACACAGCAGCTCGACCGGATGATGCGCGAGCAGACGTTCAACATCCGCCGCGTCGACACCATCGACTTCATCGGCTACTCGCGGGAGCACGGCACGTGGATCTTCGGCGACCTCGCCGTGCAGGGCGGCGAGGTCCACCGGATCAACGACGACGAGTTCTTTGAGCTGCGCCGAGGGCTCAGCCTCAAGACGCTCTCACAGTCGGTCCCGCTGGCGATCAACGACGACCGCGACGCCTACCGCAGCGACTGGGCCAACCTGGTCTGGAAGGCCTTCGGCGCGCAGGGCGTGCTGGCGATCGCGTTCTGGCTCGGCTCGTTGTTCGCCGAGCAGATCCGCGCCGAGCAGAAGTCCTTCCCCTTCCTCGAGATCGTCGGCGAGCCGGGATCCGGCAAGTCCACGCTGATCGAGTTCCTCTGGAAGCTCGTCGGCCGGCGTGACTACGAGGGTTTCGACCCGAGCAAGGCGACCCAGGCGGCGCGGGCGCGCAACTTCGCCCAAGTCTCCGGGCTGCCGGTCGTGCTCATCGAGTCCGACCGTGACCAGTCCGAGAACGCGAAGGGCCGGCAGTTCGACTGGGACGAGCTGAAGACCGCGTACAACGGCCGCAGCGTCCGCGCACGCGGTCACAAGAACACGGGCAACGACACCTACGAGCCGCCCTTCCGCGGCGCCGTGGTGATCTCCCAGAACGCCGCGGTCAACGCCTCGGACGCGATCCTGCAGCGCATCGTCCACCTCGAGTTCACGCGCGAGACCCACACCCCCGAGACCAAGGAACTCTCCGAGCGACTGGAACGGATCCCGGTCGAGGACGTCAGCGGCTTCGCGCTCGCGGCCACCACGCGCGAACGCAAGCTGCTGGACCTCGTCGCGGAGAAGACGCCCGTCTACGAGGACGGCATCGCCTCCCTGCCCGAGATCCGCATGCACCGCATCGCGAAGAACCACGGCCAGCTCATGGCCCTGGTCGAGTGCCTCGGCCCGAACGGGCTCGGGCTGCTGCCGTCTAGCGCCGTCGGCGAAGCCATGACGCTGCTCGAGGACATGGCCCGCGAGCGCCAGCAGGCGATCAACGCGGACCACCCGATCGTCCAGGAGTTCTGGGAGGCGTTCGACCACGTCGAAAACGCCGCCGGGTTCCCCGTGCTGAACCACTACCGGCCGGACCACAAAGAGATCGCGATCAACCTCAAGCACTTCGAGCAGGTGACCGCCGAGAAGAAGCTGCGCGTCCCGACGACCACCGAGCTCAAACGCCACCTCAAGGCCAGCAAGGTCCGCAAGTTCGTCGAATCCAACCGTGCCGTGCGCTCCACGATCCACGACGGGCGGACCGTCAAATGCTGGGTATTCGAGCGGGAGTCCTGACCATGAGCCAACGCACCTACAGCCTGTCGGAAACCGCGGCCAAGCTGGATATCGGCCGCAACACCATGACCCGCCACCTGCGCGAACTCGGCGCGCTCGATCGCCAGAACCTGCCGGCCGGGCGCTACCGCGAAGACCCGCGCCTCGTCGTGCGCAAACGCCGCTACACCCACCCGGTGACCGGCCTGACCGAGTACGGACGCACCGAGGTGACCGAAGACGGCGTCCGGTTCATCTCGCAGATCCTCAGTACGCACTGGGAGCACGGTGCCGCGCCGGCGAACCCCCTGCCCCCGACACCGAAGCCCGGCGTGCCCGAGGGCACCCTGCATGACGCCGGCGAGCTGACCGTCGTCACCCCCGACGGCGAGCGCGCCCACCACCGGGCAGCGATGGTCGTCGTGTTCGATTCGCCGGCGAGCCTGCAGCACGCGATCGACGCGCAGTGGTGCGGCTACGAAGCGCGCCGCGACATCCCCGAAGAGCAGCTCCACCCCGATCTGCTCGCCAAGCAGTCCTGACCACGATCCACGGAGAGAGCCCGATGGAAGAGCACACGACAGCCGGAGCCCCGACGCCCCACGACATCCACGAACTGATCGCCGCGCAGCGGCAGCAGCAGGCCGACAAGGAAGCCGGGGGCATCCCCGCGCTCCGGCGCCTGGTCGAGGTCGCACAGAAGAACAGCGGCCAGTCCCGGCACATTCGGCGCTTCCTGCTCGGGCTCTACAACGCCCACGCCTGGCCGTTCGAGCTCAACCGCCTGCGCAACCTCGACGCCAGCCTGCAGGCGGACGCCCTCGCGGTCCTGCAGATGGACATGACCGCGCGCCGCGAAGTCCACCTCTACATCGAGGACGGCGATGGCCTGTGGCGCGAGTGGTGGTACCGCGAGGAGGCGTTCGATGCCGACAACGAGACGGAGGGATGAGCATGTCCGAAGACGCTTTCGATCAATGGGCGATCGTCGAACTCATGGGCGCCAGCGGATGGCCGGCCGGGTCACCGAGCAACAGATCGGCGGCACTTCGTTCGTCCGCGTGGACGCTCCGGCCGTCGCTGACCGCCCCGCATTCACGAAGATCCTGGGCGCATCCGCGATCTACGCGATCAACCCGGTGACCGAGGAAACCGCCCGGGCAGCCGCCCAAGCGTTCCGCCATGTCCCGATCAGCGAATTCGAGATCCCTGCGTTGCGGCAGGGCGCGCTGAGCCTGGAGGAAGGCGACCCAGAGGCCCCGGACGACGAACGGCCGTTCTGAACGGTCACTGACAACGAGAACAAGGAGAACCCCATGGCCGACGACGCCGATATCGCCAGCGATTACGCCCACCGCCTGAACGAAGAACAGCTCGAGGCACGCGTGCGCTTCGAGGGCGAGAGCGAAACGCACTGCATCGACTGCGACGAAGAGATCCCGCAGCTACGCTGCGAGAGCCTGCCGGGCGTCCAGCGTTGCGTCGACTGCCAGTCCATCGCGGAGCGCACCTGATGCACACACTGCAGCCCGACGACGAAGGCCGGGTGAACATCACCCGGCTCGCACCGGCGGACAAGCGCGCGGCCTGGGCAGCGATCCAGCGCAACCGCCCCGACATCGCCGAAACCATCCAGCAAGAAAACTTCCAGGCACTCCGAGAGGCCTTCGACGCAGAGGTCTGCGTCGACGCCGACGCGGTGTCCGACTTCAAGAACGAGGGAGAGCAAGGTGTCACACGCTGACTTGATCGAACCGCTCGGCGCCGGCGAGCCGACAGCCGAGGAATTCCTGACGCACGCCCGCGACGAGATGCGCGAACGCGCCAGCTCGCGCGACAGCGAAGGCGGCGAACGCTCCATGGGCCGCTGCATCGCCGCATTCAACGCGCTGTACGGCAAGGCCATCGAAGAACGCGTCGACGCGGGCAAACCGCCGCTGAGCGAAACCATGGGCTGGGAGTTCATGAGCGTGCTCAAGAAAGCCCGCGGCGCAAGCGGCGCCTACCGCGCCGACGACTACACCGACGACGTCGCCTACGCGGCCCTCGCGGCCGAGTGCGCGGGGAACGGGGGTGACCGATGAACCGTTACCGCGTCGTTTATGCCGCGACCTACGTCGGCGAAATCGTCGTCGAGGCGGAGAGCGTTGAGGAAGCACAAGTCAGCGCGCTCGAGGAGATCGACCCAAAGCACGAAACGCTCACCTACACGGGCGAGCGCCTTGAGTTCACCGACGGGCAAGTGACCCGCGTAGATCCGGAGAGAGACCAATGAGCACTGTGCGCCGCTACTTCGAAGTCATCGGCGAAGCCGTCGACCAATGCGAGGCGCTCTGGTCGGAACGCATCACCGAGATACAGAGGGTTCAAGCGGTCGCCGAAGAACACGGCTTCACGCACTGCGCCTGGTACGACCATCCGATGACGGGGTGCGAGCTGGCCGGGTTCTCGCGTGAGGACGGCGAGCCCGACCGGGAGTACTGGATAAAGGTAGGCAATGCATCGAGCGGCGAAGCCGTCTGGAAGCCGAAGCGCTCGAGCAAATGGGGCAAGAAGATCTTCGACCAGCTGGACTATATCCAGCCGCCGAGTTCGAAGCAGCTCTGCGAGCTGTTCGGGCTGCAGAACTGGGAAGTCCAGGGCGCCTTCCAAGGCGGCATGACCATGACCATCGCGGTCGCGACGGCCCAGAAGTTCGGAGACCGATTCGTCGTATCCGTCCCCGAGAAGGACAACGCGAAAGCGGAGACCTTCGAGGGCCACCCATGTCTCCGCGAGCTCACGCTCGGCGAATGGCGCGAAGTTCAGCGCGCCGCCGA